CTAAGGCGAGAATCACACCCTAGTACCGACCATCCGTCACCCTGTATCGCTACTAGCGTAGTCATTGTTATCCCCTAGTTGTTACTCGTCCCGTTGCCTTGCCACTACCGCTAAGGGTAGATAAAATTGTTTGTAAATCTGGTGCTGGTGCTTGTGGTGCTAATCCCTCTGGAGGAAGGCCTCCTGCTGGAGCCGCGCCTGGAACAGGGGACGGCTGCTCAACAGGGGAAGGTGCAGCCCCAACAGGAGGAACTGGTTGCTCTGGAGCAAAGATTTCTGCTATAGCGTCCTCAAGGGTAATACCCTTTTGACGAGCAGTAATTACTCCTGCAATCTTTGTTACTATATCTGCTGGATTTCCACCTGATGTTGCCATCGCTGGAATAGCCTGCGCCATAGCGGTGATACCGCCAAGAAGTGATTGACGCATGTTTTCAATTTCAATCTTTTCAAGTTCTTGTGTGACGTTAACTGTGAATGGTAGTTCACGCATAGCCATATCCTTGGAGATAAGACCGCCACCTAGAGCCTGTAGCATGAAGATAAGGCCCTGCGCTGGGTTGAGACCAGCAAGCATACCATAGCGTACATCGGCTGAGTAATCGCCCTTGATGTCCTTGCTAGGCTTGTATGTAATTTCGTAAGGTGAACCAGAGTCGACACCACGAATGGTCTTCTCTTCTGGATAAATCTTCTCGTCAACTTCAAAGCAGAGGCTGATAATGTCGCGCATAGTTGCTGCGAAGATTGCCTGTGCTGCTTTGACCTGGGTGTCAAAGGCTCCCATAAGAGCCTGAACGCCTTGGCCTGTGACGATGCTTGCATCAATATTACCAGAACGTCCTTCTGGGTAACGAGTACCAGCGCGAAGTTCTTGGTTGAGTAGGGCTGACTCTGTAAATGCGCCCTGTGGTAGAGTTAGTTCTACACGACGAACGCCAGCAGGGTTAGCGGTACGGATAACCGCATCGCCACCCAACTGGAGTTCTTGTACGTCTTGAGGTAATACGATTGGTGCTTGAACGCTCTTCTCTGCTGCTTCCATTGCCAATAGGGCGAAACGGTTGCGGAGAAGTTGAATACCTAATACGTCGTCGAATTGTCCACGCAGTTCACCATCAATAGATGGCTTACGCGCCACGACAACCATCATCTTACCCAGCGGATTGGCTGCGTAAGATAAAACTAAATTCTGCCTTGTTGGTAAAAAGATAAGGGACTGGTCCTTATCGTAGTACCGAATGAGTTCTAGTTGTGAGTACAGGTCTTGCTTGTACCCGTTTGGCCCTAGAAGTTCACGCTCATACTCTGGGAACTGTGTGACCAGTTCTCCAAGTGTCATGAGGTATCGTTTCGCAAATGCAACACAGCGCCCGTAGCGGTCAAATTCTGGGTAGGCCCCAATTGGATTTTCTACGCGGATGCGAGGCATCTTTGATTCTTCGTCCAATTCAATCATGAAAGGAACGAAACCGTATGTAATGTACCAGTCAGCACCAGAGTACATCTGGACCGATAGGTCTGAGTGTGAGAAGTAGTTTGATGCGATACGGGTACGCTTATCAGCGAAGGCACGTGCTTTGTCGCTGACAGAGTTAGCCGCAGAGCAGTTTACTGCTGGTAGTGGAGCCATGACCTCGGATAGGTCTCGGGCTACAACGTCGATAAAGTTGGCTACTACGTTGGCATCTACGCCGTCTGGAAAGAAGTCAGGGTATACCTGTGAGATTTTACCCTTGCGGACAGCAAGGACATCCTGGTTGCGAGCATCGCGCTCACTATTGCGGTAGCGTAACGCTTCGACGCGTGCTGCTACCTGCTCCATTGATAATGCCATTGTTATCCTAACTGTATTGTTGTGACCATTGGTCAGCAAATGCGTCGTCTAGATTGATTGCATATCTGCGTTCTGTCTGAGAACGAGTTGCCCATCTGTTGCTTACGTACTGTGCTGCCTGGCTTGAGCGTTGCATCATCTCTCTAATACGAATGACTGCAAACCACAAGGCCATGACAACGTCTGTTGGGTTCTTAGTATCTGGCTTCCAGGTAATAAGTTCCTGTACTAACGTCTTGAGGCCTTCTGAGCCTTCATTGCTAGGCAGTTCAATCAGGTTATTATCCTGGAATCTACCATCACGGGTATTACCAAAGAGGGTGGCCATAGATGCCACACCGAAGGATGTGTCCCACTTGTTCTTACCAGTAAAGTGTGAGTTCAACTGGGTTCCATATCCTGCCAAGAAGTTACGTAGATTATCATCCAGGGAGTAAGCCTTCTGGTGAGCGTTGATTTCAATACGTAGTTCTTGTGGTCGATACTTGTCGACCCACTCTTCAATTAAACTCTGAATCTTAGCAGGTGTAGGCTCTGTCATATTGACAGCATCTAGGACATAGATACGCCCATCTGCCCTGTTATAGGTACAGACGACGGCTCCTGTGGCTCCTGCCATAGCAGGGTCAAGTCCAATAATGGTATAACCTTCAACGTGCTGTGGATGTCCTGGTGCTCCAGGCTTTAACGGTCCACGCTTTCGCATTCCGTTGACGCTTCCTGCGATGCAGGTAGGGGAGAAGATTGAATCTTCTTGGACGTCTTCTTGCTGGTAGACCATAGCCCATACTGACGGTGCGACCTCAGAGCGACGCTTAAAGAGAGAAGGTCCGTCCCACTTGGGATATAGTCCATCTTCTAACACCTCGTCCAGGTCGTTTTCTTGCTGGTCTGTAGCAGGCCACAAGGTTTGCCAGTTTACTGGCTTTTCGTCAAACTGCAATACTGCTGGCATAGCGCAATATGTGAAGGGGGTCTTGCCACCTGTCCACTGCGAGCCATCTCTAATCATCTTGTAGAGGTCTACAGATGCCACACGGGTTCCTACAATGATAAGTTTACCGTGTCGTCCCAAACGGGTTATAACTTCCTTTTGCAACCACTCAATTTGTTTTTCCCACTCATGAGCATTAGAACCCATCACCACGTCATCTAGGATAATTAAATCGGCACGTGCTCCGTAAATCTGAGAACCAAAGCCCAGTGCTTGAACCGTAGGGTCCTTTTCACCTGAGTCACGTCCTGTGCCTAGATAAATCATGTCGGCAGACCATTGTGTAGCATCTGCCTTGTACCCACCGTTAGGGCCGAAGGCCGTCTGAAGTTTCATATATCCAGGATGGGATAGGCGCGTCTTAATAGCACCTAAGAACTTGCGAGCCATACCCTGGGTTTTAGAAACGATAATTACTCGCGTATTAGGGTTGGTCACAATCTTGTAAGTTACATAGTTAGTTGTGATAGTTGTGGACTTGGCGTGCTCGGGTGGCACGTTAATCAACACACGGTGAGGGTCGCCTGGCTCGTAGGTCATACCAGAAGGTAGCCAACGGGGTTCCTTGCCCTCTATCAAATCAATCCAGTTTAACTGGTGATTGAAAAGTCGTGAATCTAGGAATTGCTCAGAAAACTCATGAAAGGGCATTTCCTTCATATCGGCTAGGTCAGCCTTAATACCTTTGCCAGCAAGTCTGGCTTTATCAGCGGCAGCCTTGAAATCGGCATTTTGCATTGACCACTGACGGAAGGCGGTGTCCTGACGGTCTACGGCAGCCATAGCGGCGGTGACGGTCGCACCCTGCTCTAGAAGAGCCAGTACTTTAGCCTGGGCCTCTTCCTTGGTATAACTCTGTTTTCCTGCTTTTCGTCCCATGTTATTTCCAGTCCCTAAACGGTGATTTAACGCTTCTTAGAAACGGCATAACTTTCCCACCTGTATTATAAAAAATTCAAAAATCTATATATATAGGAGCGGAGTCTTAAACGGAGCGACTCCGTATATAATATCTATATACTATAGAAGACCCGTTCAAACGGGTCTTTTCCGAGTGGGTTGGGAAAGTATTTTCCCGAACCCTTTTATCCTAAGCGTACGATGTGACGTACGTCACACATGCCGAGGAGTACTTTTAAGTACTCTGAGGGGGGATATTAAATATAACAGAAAATTATTATGGGAGTATATATATAATAATCGCGCTCGATTTAATAAATCTCGGCTCAAAACATGGCGCATTGCGCCTATTCTGCGCATATATTGTGTGTGTGAATTGTGAATGAGTGACTATCCCCCGTAGGGGTATTCAATAAATGATTTCCCCCCGATAAAAATAAATATAGATATCTTCACCATGTCTGCATCCCTCGCGCCAGACTTATACCATGACCAACCCCAACCCCTGCGCCATTTCCCCCTGCGTGTCTGGTCATATTCCACGCACCGCGCCATGTATCGAACACATGTTCGCCGTTCGTGTACACGAACACGCCTACGCCGCGCCGACTCCCCAACCCTTGCCAGACTTGCATGGAATTGAAATCGGCATTAGAATCGGCATATGGAAATCAACCGATATCCATATCCAACAAAAAAAAGGAAAAAATAAAATGGCTACAAAATCAACAAAATCAGCACCAGTCGTTATCTCTGCACCAAAAATCGTAAACGCATGGGCTAAGGTCTGCGCTACATCTGCAAAATCTGAAAATGAAATAATCGCGTCTATCGAAAATCTATCCGCCGTTTTGGTTTTGGAATCTGGTTTATCGGTTCGCGACATGCAGAGCGTTATCACCAAAACTGGCGAGGTTTCTTCATTCGTAAAAATCTCTCATGTGTCGGCCTTGCCAACATGGTCAAAATTACGCGCTAAGCATGCAGATTTTAAGGCCCTACCCCTAGCGAAACAACTTTCAACCGCGAAATCTTCATACGATATTCTCGGCTCTGGTAAAGGTGAAGGGTTCAAGTCACTTGAAATCTTGACTAAGGAAATCGCAACTATCCGCAAGGCTAATGCAGAAAATCGCGAGGAAAATAAGGGTTCGACCCCAACCCCTAAGGCTAAGAAAAATGCGCTTGTCGAAATGCTCGCGTATTTCACCGCGCTTGACGTGTCTGCCCTAAGTGAGCAGGATAAAGGCGCACTTGCCGAGATTCAATTCGTAATCGAGGACAAGATGGCTAACGCCTAAGCAGAAAGAAAGTAGCCCCCGCGAAAGCGGGGGTTATTTTTTTGCGCATTTTTTTCGGCCAACACAAACCAACACAAACCGACCACCGACAAGGAACGATAGCCGACAAGGAACTTTTTTCGACACAAACAAATTGCAGGGCAGGTCAGGCCAGAAACTAGCCAGCGTTCGTGTAAACGAACAGGGTAGACAAGAACTTATGAGCATGGTAGACTAGTGCTTATCAGCAAGGCTCCTGCCTAGTTGGTATCCAACCTAGTGTTCGTGTACACGAACAGAAAGTGAGAACGAAATGATTGACCTAGATGAACTACTCGCTCACCTCGAAGTTCAGACCAACATCATGAACGAGAAGCGAGCCGAGAAGGAAAGGTACGAGCAAGGCGTTCGTGCCATCAAAGAAGCCAGCAATAAGGAGATGATGTGATGATTACTTTTAATCTTGATGATGTGAAAGGTTTTAACCCTGATGAAATCGAATTGCTCCGAGCAGACATTCAGGATGCTATTGACGGCGTTCTGGAAGATTGGAACCTATCAAAATGAATGAACTGGAAATCTTGGAAGCCGAATACCAAAGATTGCTCAACGACCCACTCTTTGACTCCCCAGAACTTTACACAGTTATCTTGGACTTGGTAATGGATAGAATCGAGGATATCAAGGAACTATATGCGAACTTCTAGGGTGCTTGACCAGAACTTAGCGAGATGGTAAGATAGTCTTATTGACGAAGCCTACTTTTCGTTGGGTAGGGTAGGCTGGTGGCTCACGATAGGCAGTTACGCAGGTGCGAGTCCTGCGGTGAGCGCGTGATAGTAAATTGCTATCATCTGTTCGTGTAAACGAACAGTATCGAAAGGTTATGAAATGATTACATTATCCGCTGGTGATTTGGTTGCGCTAACTATTGCGCTAACTTCATCACTTATCGTTATAGTAACCACAGCGGTTGCTAACCACCGACTCACCGAGTCACGCAATTACTGGCGTTACCAGTATGAAGAACTCAAGCACTACTACGAAAATGAGGCACTCTAATGACTTACCTAACCGCAGATGAGTTGGTGGCACTTCACGCCGACACAAATAATGTCTGGGAGTCCAGACTTGACTACGAAATGGCTCAGGAACTTATCGGGCGAGAACTATCAAAGTCCGAGTGGAACCAACTTACCGAAGAACTGGACGACCTAATCTTCGAGACAGTTATGAGTTATCAGCAATGATTACTGTAACCTTTACTGATGCAGAGGCCAATATGGTCAGACAAGCACTTAGGGCAGAGCATGACCGCATGGTCAAGCAAGGCTATGCAGGGTTGGCTAAAGTGGTCAATGAGGCTAGAGATACGCTAGCCAATGCGGTAATTGACAAAAACTTAGTCGTAGGCTAGACTAGGTTATGAAAGCGCAGTACCTCATTGCAAATCGCAGTGAGCAAGTTGTTCGTGTAAACGAACAGGAAAGGCAAGGCAATGGAAATAGATGACGACGGCAATTCAACTGTGCCATGCGTGGTGTGTAATACCAGCGTGGACAAGGAAGATGTCTTAATTACATCTTATTCTGATTATGTATGTAGTGAATGTGTATCTGTCTGCGATAGGTGCGATAGTATCGAGACTGTCAATGACAATATGCACACAGTAGATGATAACGAGATATGGTGCGAAGGATGTACGGATAGACGAGCATACTTCTGCGACAGTTGCAACGAGTACAATAGTCGTGGCACTTGCTATATCAACGACAGGTCAGAGTCATGGTGCGAAGGTTGCACAGACAATGCATACTTCTGCGAGGAGTGTGATGTGTACAACGCTGATGGCTGTGATGGTGACTGCCAAGAAGGTCGGGATGAGTACGGCAATCGTATCATCCATGACTACAGTTACAGACCTGATGCACTATTCCACTCAACCGACAAGAATGAGCGACTATACTTTGGTATAGAGATAGAGGTAGAAGACCCAAGGAATCTATCCGAGTCCTCTGCCTACGCTCACCGACTAGAAGGCATGGAACTAGCCTATCTCAAGCATGATGGTTCGCTATCGTGTGGCTATGAGATAGTAACCCACCCCATGTCACACGATTTCTACAAGAACGAGGCGAGTGACCTATGGGATACCTTAGAACACTTACGCACTCATTACCGAGTCAAGTCATGGGATACCACTACGTGCGGATTGCATATACATGTATCTCGTACTGGCTTTGAGGGTGGTTCACACATGCACCGATTCCTCAACCTTATCTATTCCAATCCAGACATGTACCAGAAGTTGGCAGGTCGTGAGCAGAGTAGATGGGCTACCTTTGACGATATTGTAAGTGAGCAAGTCTTGCGAGATGAGTATGGCAATCGCATGACAAGCGAAGAAGGCTTCACTCTATACACGTCTAAGCGTGATATTGCCAGCAAGTTGCGAGGTGGTGGTGGTGAGAGATACTCAGCCGTCAATACACGCAACCGAGAAACCCTAGAGATTCGCATCTTTAGAGGTACAGTTAATCAACAGACAGTCAAGGCACACCTAGACTTAGCGCACGCCAGCGTTGAGTATACCCGTCACATGACTGTCAAAGATATCCGAGAGGGTGCGCTTGATGTAGTGAAATTCATTGACTACATTACCGCTCACGCCGACCTATACCCAGAACTACATGAGCGAGTCACTCGACTCGTACTACCTACCCTTGTTCGTGTAAACGAACAGAAAGTGAGCAACTAACATGTGTCTACTCGTCGTAGCATCACCGAATAGCACGCCTAAGAAGAAAGACTTAGAGTGTGCTTCATGTAACAATCCGCATGGCTTTGGCTTTGCGGTAATCACACCGAATGGAATCGTTACTGGTCGTGGCATGTCTGCCAAGAAAGTAATCAAGCAATTCCTAGAGGTACGTAAGCAGTATCCAGATAGTTATGCTATGTTCCATGCTCGCTTTGCTACGCATGGCGTCAAGAATGAGGATAACTGCCATCCGTTTAAGGTTCCTAGCAATCCAGATACTTATCTGGCGCACAATGGTATCCTGAATATCGACATCAAGGCTGGTGATAGACGTAGCGATACCCGTATCTTTGCAGAGGATACCCTGCCTGCTATGGGTGGCGTTGCTTCACTAGATGATGACCATGTATGGTCTATGGTTAGCAAGTGGGCAACAGGTAGTAAGGTAGTTATCTTTACCCTTGACCCCAATGTTAAGGAGCAGTGCTACATCATCAACGAAGAATTAGGCCATTGGGATGATGACGGCATGTGGTGGTCTAATAATACCTATAAGCAATCGTCATGGTCTTCCTATCTAGCCACACCAGCAGTAGGCGTATCCCATGCCACTAAGGTATACAAGTGGGAGTCGGAGTGTAGTGCATGTGGTGCTATGCCATTCGAGGATGGTAACCCATACTACTGCGAGATGTGCCAGACATGCTATGATTGCAATGGTATGTACAATGATTCATGCCTGTGCTGGACACCAGAGCATGATGCAAAACTATACAATAACAGAAGTAAGGGAGGGTGGGTATATGATGGCTCATTCGGATTCTAGTGTTCGTGTACACGAACAAGAGGTTACAGTCACCACGCCAGTCTTCGGCCAGAAGGTGGCTGGGTGGATAACTTCGACACAAACTGATACAGACGGCCAGATTTTCTACGGCCCTTTCACCGCTAAAGAAGAAGCGGTGGAGTGGGGCATGAAACTTATCAACGCGGTAGTGGAACCAGTCTACTACCCTACATACAATGCAGGATAGGAGTATCATGACTACAGAGCAGAAAGAACAATTGCGTGAAGTACTTATAGATTATTTATTGGTACTTACATCAGATACCGCACCAAGCAATAACAATAGAAAGATAGCACAAGTCCGATTACTACTAAAAGAGGTGGCGTGATGGCTAACTACACAGTTGTTGTAACGATAACCGAAAGGTATGAGTTCGAGGATGTTCTCAATGCAGATGAGGCTCGCCAGATTGCTGAGGACTGCGTGTACGATAACTTCCCACTCTTGCAGGAAAATGCAATCATATCCTACAATCCAATACGCACAGACATGCCATTGTTTGGCGACCTATCAGATGCAGGAATGGATGGTGCGTAGTGATATATGTATTCGTCTGCGACCCAGAGGAGTGTGATGCCATGATTAAAGTATATGTAAGCGAACTGCACGACTTCCCTTCTGGGGAGATTAAAATGACATGCCCTTGTAAGCGAAGCATGCAATATATAGGATTGGAGAATCAAGATGCGTGACCCATTGTGGATGGAAGGCGACGACGTAGCACTAGGACTAGATGATGAGGAGGAGTACGAAGATGACCCAGACCGACTACACGACCAGCAGTTTGAAGAGTAACGAGGTCATAGGTCTCTGCGCGACCTCTGATAACCCCGACATGTGGTTCCCTGACGTACCGCAGGGGCGCATGGGGCAACAGAAGATGATGGCCTTGGGTACAAGCGTGGCTAGGGCTATCAACATATGCAATAGATGTCCCAGACAAGAAGCCTGTCTAGACGAGGGCATGAAGGATGAAAACTTGGCATATGGGATATGGGGTGGTATGATTGCTGGTGATAGAGTCATAGCATCAGGTAAGCGGTTCAGAAAACTATCCGACGAAGGTCGAGCACTCATCAGCAGACGAGCACTTGTACCTTGGATTAGGGAGTGGGAATGATAGCAAAGATAACATGGATGTCTATCGTTGTAGTTGGCGTTGCAATGATTGCCAACCTTACAATAAATAGCAAGCCAGATGTACCACCAGTTAAGTTAGAACGTGACTGGGTTACGAAAGATAGCAAGGCTTATGCCAATGATGTAGTGCTGGCATGGGCGCAGAACCAGTACAGATGTTTGGACAAGTTGTGGACTCAGGAATCCAACTGGAGGCCACATGCGTACAACAAGGTAAAGGTAATGGGTAAGAACGCTGGCGGTATCCCACAGATACTAGGGCTAGACCCGAATACGCCAGCACCGCTACAGATAGACAGAGGCTTTGCATATATCATGCATCGCTACGGCACGCCATGTATGGCATGGAAGCACCAC